ACAGCTTGATAAAGCTTGGACAGATGAAGAAACTTACGAGCAAACATAATGTCAAAACTTTGGTTTGTGATTTGTTTGTTATCCTTGCAGACAGACTTAACAATCACTTCTTTCATAGTGGCAAGATCACTCTTACCGCTTGTCAAAGCTTCCTGATACTTCTCCATAAACTGTAGTGCGTATGTTGCTGGAAGTGCAGTGACAAGATACTCAACACTATCTACTTCAACAGTTTCTTGGGGCAGTGCAATGTCTGCCATGTTCAGCTTTGCCATAATTTGTCTCCTCCGACTATTAATTAAATTTACAATATACCATCAATAACGCTTGATACAGCACCACTTGCACGACCAACGAGTCCACTCAAACCTTCAAGAGCAGCATCAAGTAGTCCTGTTTGTGGCCTTGAGTTGCCCGCAATGGAGTATGTCTGTGTGGACTGACAGTAGATTGTCCAACTACGGTACTCAAACTCCCCAGAATAACTTACTTCTGGAAATCCTGTGATATAAGCCTCATTGCTACCAAAGATGCTACGACCGCTCATATCTTTAACTAGAACACCAAGTCTGCCAGTGCCTCTAACTTCATCCAGATTAAGGATGCTTGAGAACACATCGTTCGATGGGGACGTTTGAATTAGTGTAACTACGATAGAGCAGCTTGTATCTTTAGACTTCACTCGTGTATGCTTACCACGAATACCCTTAACTGGTAGAAAAGAGGGTTGATCCCTCGTAACTACCACCCTATCCCATCCAACAACAGTGTAACCCCCCATTGTAAGAATAAGGTCTGAGGGGCTGTATGTGTGTACAGAAAACTTATTAGCCATTAGATTAGCCCTTCAATAGATGGGAGGGCAGAAGTTGCAATGTTAATAAGGTCGCCTACAATGGATGAGGGGTCTTGGTTGCTACCAATGTTGATAATGGCTTGACTACTACGAAGAGTCCAAGTCCTCTCACTAATTCCACTACTCTTTACGAGAGGTGGAATACCTTCAATCCAAGTGGTTGTACTAAAGAAAAGATCACTCCCGCTCGGGTCTTTAATCATCACCGGAAACTTACCACGTTGGGTGAGTTCATCCAATTGCCACAACTTAGTCAGGAAATCATTAGCTTCTGATCCGTTGTGCAATGTAATGTCAATGGTGTATGTTTGATCGTTATTATATAAACGACTAACTGTGCCATCAGATGTTCTTCGGGAAGTGAAGGGTACAACGTCCTTCGTCACTTCAATAAAGGTTCCATCTACAAAACCCTGTACTGGGTATATGCCTGCAAGAAGCAACACCACTGACTCTGGGATATAGGTAAACAACTTTGTGCTCATGCACTCTCCTTTTAAAATGGGGCTATATTTCAAGCCCCGTATATAAGGCTAGTTGTTATGCCTTCCAGCGGTCCTCAACCACACCACCAGTGGATTCAATAGCAGCAACAGAAGCAGCATCAATTGGTGTGTTGCCACCGATCAAACTATCACTATTAAACATGAACAGAGTCCAGTCACGCATTTCAGTGGTAGACGATAGAGTTACATCTGGAGTAGTTGCGATGATTGTTTGACTAGAAGAGAACATTGTCTGTCCACTCATATCTTTAATCATTGCATTAACAACCCACTCGTTGCCATCATCAGCTTCATCGGCACGTTGGAGAGCTTGCAGTACAGCGTTGGATTGGCTATATTGATGCAGAGTAATTGTTACGTTCATGGAGCGGTTACGACGTTTTACACGACCACCTGTAATCATTTTTATTACCTCAGACTCGTTAAATCTGAAGAACTTACACTCGTGCGGATGTAAGTTCTACACTTCTCAGTGTAGATTAGATCATATCATCACCTTCGGAACTATATCCGTTAAGGTGTCTCCCATTTCGCCCCACTTGGGGCTACTCCAGCTACGGATGATCGTTGGACGTTCTTCCTTGTAGGAAGCTTCGCTGCTGATTGTCTCTATTGTGCAAATTTTAAGGGGTCGTCAAAGCATTGCTGCTAGATATCCTACTGCACACCTTACGAGAGTTTCCAGCAATTAGAGAGATTCTTCAATAGTTGTTTCCAACTAAGGCGACTAAACTTGTGGTCAATCGGAGCCAATGTAGGGTTCACTAGCTGGAACCATACGTGTAGCAGAGATAAAAGTACCTTCTGCAAATCCTGTTACTTGGTGAACGAAATCACCTTTGGATAGGATAATCACTACCGCTTCTGGGGAGTAATTACCAATCAAAATATCAGACATTTTATTTCCTCTTAATCATTTATTACTGTACTAGAGAGTTATCTCGGCGTTACAAGCCTAAGAAACCCTCAATAACTACCTTGTGTACAGCACCTGCCAGACGAGCACGGAACATGAATGCACCTGCAATACGCTGAGCACGGAGGTTCTGAGGAATACTCAAAATGTCTGGAGACTGCACAATCCATCCACGATCAAACGCACCATTAGCCTCGCCTTGCGAGAGGACAGAGCGAATCTCGTTCTCGATAATTGCAAAGCCTGGGTTAGTCATTGGTACTTTGAGGCTGTTAATGAGACGGAAGAAGACTTGCTCTTGCAGGCGAGCATACGTCCAGTCCACTACAATCTGCTCGTCCAGGAAAAGTCCATCAGCCATTACACCATCTTGGAAGACGTCCACGCCAGCAACAGTGGTGTACATGTTGCAATTCTTATTACGCAGGTTTACGCGCTGAGTGTCATTAAGATCACTCTTAGTTACTAGAGCACCACGTTTAAAGTTCCAAGTGTTATTACCCGGAGTGTATGCAAGCTGACTACCAATCCAAGCAGCTTCTGGATACTCTGTGTCAGCAGTTGGCAGATAGATGCAGAAAGTGCGTCCGTAATTGCCATCATCAAGGAAACTTGCAATATCTGTAGTGGCAGTAGTTGCAACAACCGGATTAGCAGTCGACGTACCATAGATTTTACGGCGGGTCTGAATTGCAGCAGCCAGAGCCTTAACGTCATCCTCTACATGACTTTCACATACAAGAGCGTACCAAGTATCGTTCTCGTTGATTACAGCGTCCAGAGCATCAACGTAAGTCTCTGTGGAGGCATCATCTACGATAGTAATGTTACTGGAAGAACCTACCGCAAAACCAACCCCCGGAGTAGCTGTTCTTACGGTGAAAGTGCCAAGGGCATCAGTGAAGTTAATACCAACAACAGGGTCAAGATCAAACTGAGCTTTCAGCAGAGCTGTGATTTCGGTAGCGAGTGCGGTTGCATCAGAAGTTACGGTATACTTCTTATCGTTGATAGTGACAAAGTATTCAGTGCTGTTGGTAACAGGGTTAATAGAGCCTGTGACACCATCGACTTGACGACGACCAACGACAACAGAAGGGATACGAGCACCTTGCTGTCCGAACAACCGCTGTGCAATCTGATATACTTTATCACCAGAATCAAAGTCAGTTGCAATCGCATCGAAGTCTGTATAGGTCCGGGTGCGTTCAGCAAACTTGGCGTGAGTGGCGAGGATTAGTGGAATCTGGAAAGAAGCCGTAGATACAGGCGTTGTTTCCCGAGTAATTTGAATTTGTACAATGTTATCGAGTTCCAAGATTATTGCTCCTGTATTTCATAAATATAACCATAAGAGGGGACTCCTTTAGAAATCCTATTTTTAATTGTTGTGTACGGAATACCAAAAAGTTCTGAGGCTTCTTGTAACGTGTTAAAAGATTTACCCAATACTGAGTATTTCCTGATAACCTTCTTGCTCGATTTAATGCCCTTCTCTTCAACATACCCTCTGAGGATTCTTTGTCGAATCGTCTCTGGTCGAATATTAAAAATCTCAGAAGCAATAAATAAATCTGGAAACCAAAAACCTTTAAAATAGTTTGGAACTGCCAAAGCAGTTGAGTTTGTTTTTCTCGGAGCTATTTGGGTATTAACTAAGTTTCCAGATTGTCGTCTGGCCTCATAGACGTTAAGAGATATTCCCAGTTTACCGAGTACAGTTCTTTTGTTGGGAAACCAAAACCCCGCTGCGAAAACTGGTTTATCGTCCTTACGTGAAGGCACTGAACACCCCTTCCCGCCAACACCGCCCGGTTTTAAGTTATAACCTGATTTTGCAGACTCGTATAATTCAATAGCTTTTACTTCTAGATCGTAGATATACTCTCTACTACCAGAACAAATCACTTCAAAAGTAAAGTTATTGCTGCCGTATTTATTTACAGCTCTTTTTATTAAAGTTTTAGGATTTGCTCTTTTATAATGTAGATGTTGTTTTTTCCTTTTATCTGGATCACTAGTAACGCCAATATAAATTTTACCATTTAGATTATTTATTATCTTATACAAATAATAAGGAACAACAATCTGGTCGATTTCGGCCATCGTTACTACCTCTAAATCTTATGGAAGGGGGTCTGAGGGGATAGAAGTTTGTTGACTAGAGAAGTTATCCCTAATAGTCACTTGTGCAACAGTATCAACAAGCTCTTTGGTGCTGACTACATAGGAGAAGTGAACATCGAAATTGAATGACTCAATCCATTGTGTCTCTCGCCTTTGTGGGTTATTTCTTACTTGGGTTTTTCTCATATAACCAAGTTTATTCTTAGATAGCTCTTCAAGAAGAAAAGGACTATTGCTAAGTCTTTGACTAAGGCTATAAGCAGCATCTCCAGAATTACTCCCAAAGAAACTAAACTGTGCTTGTACTTCATAAGCTGCATCAAAGGATGTGTGACTCTGCGTGTCAGCAAGTGTACTAACCATCTTCCTACCTTGCTGCTCTACCCTAAGCAGGTAGATAGTGCAGTAAGTTGCTGGTGGCTCACTTCCGCTTTGGTGAGAAAAAATCACAGGGACATTCGGAAACTCTGCAAGTCCTTTAAGAACTACATTACGCAAGGCTGTTTTTATCTGTGTGTGGATTGTCATTCAGCCCCCTATTGTGCAGTGGTTTCGATACGGACGGCAGAAGCTCGGAAGTGGTTGAGTGTACCCATAGCCCACTTCTTAACTTTCATTACTTTGAATCTTTCCCCATCGTATACAAACTCATCTGCTGCATGTCCACCAGCGCCTTCTTTTAGTGTCCTGATTTCATCTGCACAATAAAGTTTGTACCAAATCCTAGACCTATCGGCTTCTGGCATTAGGAGGATTTCATCATCACGCATTGGTTGGATATTGACTTCTACAGGGACAGTGATTTCTGAACCTTCAACCCAATATCCGTTCTGATAGTATCCTGCTGTTTTTCTATAGAGACTGAGGGGTATTGTCTTAGTTAGGGCAAATCTTGGTCTTAGCATTATTCAACTTTCCCCACTTTAAAGTTTACGTTGTCTCTAAGTTCTCCCGTCTCTATCCAAGGATCATCAAATCCTTTTAAGTCAATGGTCATGGCAGAGTTTGGAGGATCAAACCAAGCAGTCATTGTGTTTCTCAGAGTTTCCCTAAAAGGTCCGTCTGACTTGTTGAGGAAGGTAAGCACTGAGTGTCCTTTCATAACATCCCTCGCCATAGCTTCAAAACTGTCTTTGTTGTACCCAACTTTGAAAGCTTCAGCTAATCCAACCCGCATAACAG